CCCCCTGCTGTCCCCCCTCTCCCAGAGGGAGGAGACGCCGGTTGTCCCCGGGGGGACAGGTGCCGCTAAGGGGGGGAAGGGGGGATCAGCAGCAGCAGGAAAGACGAAGAAGCCGCTGTCGATGACGAAAGAAGCAGTGAGGAAGCGTCGACTGAGAGGGAATCAAGCGAAGAGAAAAGAAGCTGCTGCTGAAAGCGCGCGCGAGGTGTCCCCCCCGCAGCATGTCCCCCTGTCCCCCGGGGACATGTCCCCCTCGATTGTCCCCCCGGGGGGCACGTCAGCAGCCGCCGCGAAGCCGCCCGCTGTCCGCAAGGCGTCGTGGAAGGAGCCCACCACGCCCAGCCCCGACAAGGAGTTCCTCGGCTGGTACGAGGAGGAGCGGCGGCGCTTCCACCCAAGCGCGGTGGACCCGCTGCCCCCGAAGCTGATGCCGCGGTGGTCGGACTGGTTTGCCCGCGCGCTCGCCCATCCGCTCATCGGCGGCGACGTCGAGAAGCTCCGCGAGACGTGCCGGCGCTGGTTCGCGGACCCGTGGGCGATCAATCTCCGGACTCGGTGCCCGGCCAGCGCATTCATCGCCGACCACATCTGGTCCCAGCACATCCCAGGACAGCACGAGGGCTCTGCACCTGCTCAGGCCCGAACCCCCGCTGATGCTCGGCGCCGAGCCGACCTCAGCGTGGGCCGCGGCGAGGACGGCGGCCTCGAGGAGTTGCCGGACACGCCCGAGGGCCGGGCCCTGGGCCAGGTCCTGGATGCGATGCGAGGCAGGAAGCTCCACTACGCGGCCGGGAAGCTCCCCGGCATGGTGGTGCCGGTGCGGCTGGATGATGCCGGGCTGCACCTGCGCCTCCGCGACAGGTACGCACGGACCTGGATCGCGGAGCACTCGTGGGACGTCGAGCTGATGGAGCACGCCAGGGCGCTCGGCTTCCGCGTCCACTTCCACGAGCCGGACCAGCAGCCCGCGGGAGCTGCGGCTGGGGTGCTCCAGTGACACGCCAGTGCTCCACCGTCACCGTGGCGGACGACGGCGCCACGCTGCCATGCATGGAGAGCGCTATCGAGGACGCCGACTTCTGCCAGCTCTGCGCGGAGACGGCCGTCCAGGAGGGGGACGTCTTCAGCCTCCGTTGCCCATGGTGCGGCACGTTCGGCGACTTCACCCACCTGGCTGCGGAGGATGCGACGTCGCTGGTCGAGCGGGTCGGCGATCTGGGGCGCAAGGTGGAGTGCGGCTCCTGTGGCTGCGAGTCCCATGTCCTGGAGGCGCGACTGCATCTGCGCATCCAGCGGGTGCTCATGCCCGAGGAGGAGGAAGCCGCGACATGAGCCTCCCGCTCCACAGTGGCGTCCCGCGCCGCACTTTTTGAACCTTTTTTCAGACGCGCTACCGGTTGCAGTCATGAACTGCACTGCACCCGAGGCCACAGAAGTCGCTGCGTGTGAGGTGCGGCTGACGCTGCCGTACCCACCGAGCGCGAACACGTACTGGAAGCCCTCGAAGGGGCGGGGCCTGGTGCCCTCCGACGAAGCGGAGCGCTACAAGGCGGCAGTCGCTCACGTGGCGGCGCGCGCGAAGGTGCAGCCGCTCTTCGGCCCCGTGCGCCTCACCGTCACGGTGTACCGCCCGAAGCGGATGGGGGACCTGGACAACACGCTTAAGGTGTTGAACGACGCCCTCAATGGCGTGGCCTGGCTGGACGACGAGCAGGTTGTCCACATCGACGCAACCCGCGACGACGATAAGCCCTCGCCGCGGGCGGAGGTGCTGGCCACGGCCGCCCGATTCGCCACGCCGGAGGAGGCCGCCGCGCATCGACGAGCGAAGGCTGAGCGTGCCGCGAAGGCCCGGCGGACCCGGAACAAGAACCGGGCGGCGAAAGCTCGCCTGCGCCTGCCGAAGTCGCTGGCCGACCTCGCCTCCGCTGCCTCCTACAAGCGAGGTGACCGGTGACCTGCGCCCTTCCTCCCCTCAACGACGAGCAGCAGGCGCTTTGCCTCCAATGGCAGCCCATGGCTTACAAGATTGCCTGGGCCTTCCTTCGCAAGTCCGCGCACCTGCGCCGGTACGAGGACGACGTCCTCGCCGAGGCGATGGTGGGGCTCGTAGAGGGCTGTCGGCGCTGGGAGCCCGAGCGGGGCAGCATCGCGAGCTGTGTCTCATGGTGGGTGGTCGCGCAGCTTCAAGCCTTCAAGCGGCGGGGCTCGCGTGGCGTCGCCCAGGTCCGGCGTAAGTCACACCTGCGCCAGTCTCCGCCGCCTGTGTGTCTGAGCCTGGATGCGGAGCTCAGCGACGACGGCTGCACGCTGTACGACCTGCTTCCTGGCCCGTTTACGGACCCGGCCCTGCAGCTCGACTGCACAACCCTGGCGGCTGGCGCGCAAGCAGAGCTCGCTCGTCGCAAGATGCGACGCTCTCAGCGGGAAACCCCGGCAGACGTGACGAGGGCGCGGCGCGATGCTGCCGTGTTCATCCGCTACTCCTTCCACGGCGCGACGCTTGATGCCCTCGCCCGTGAGCTGGAGATGACGCGCGAGGGCGTCCGTCAGTGCGTCCTCAAGATGCAGCCGCTCTTCGACGCATGGGCCTCCTCGCTGCGCGCTGAGGCTGTGTCCGGCCCGCGTCGTTCTGTCGTCCAGCACGGAGGAGCCTCGCGATGACGACCTGTGCCGTTCCGCTGCCCCCGCCTTCCGCGCCCACCCGGGCGGACACTCTCACCGAGCCTCCCTCCGCCGAGGAGGAGATGGAGTTGCTGCTGCACCTGCTGCGCGAGCTGCCCACGGCCTGCCGGGAGGCGAGGCGCGCGGAGTCCCGTCTCGCGGAGCTCGTTCGGCCGCACCTGGTGCGCGTCGCGCACTCGGTGGCCCGCGAGTGGGACGTGTCCGCCCATGACCTGGTCCAGGAGGGGCTCCTCGCCGTCTTCCACCGGCAGCGGCGCCACCCCTTCATGCCTGGCCTGGCCGGCGCTGGCCGGTCGGCCTTCCCCGCCCACGCGATGCGCCTGGGGCGCCAGGCGATGGTCCTCGCGGCCACGCGGGAGCGCTCGCCCGTCTACGTCACGGACCACGCCCGCAAGACCCTGCGCCGCGCGAAGAAGGCCGCTCGGGAGGCCGAGGTGTCCGTGGCGGACGCGCTCGCCGCGGAGGGCCTCGAGGCCGCCACCGCGCACGCCCTGGGCGATGGCACCGTGCACTCGGCCATGCCCGTGGAGGAGCTGCTGGGACTCGCCGACAGCCCAGAGGGCCGGGACCGCGGAGTACTCCAGGCACGGGCGATGATTGCCCTCCACGGCCTGCCACGGCTCCAGCGCCTGGTGGTGTCGGCGACCGTGGGCGTGGGCCAGCCGGGCTCCCGGGCCATGGCGGAGCGGACGCTGGCCGCGGAGTGGCGGCTGCCCGTCGCGAGGGTACGCAAGCTTCGAGCAGCTGGGCTGCGCAAGCTGCGCCAACTGCTGGAGGCGCCGCTGCCGTGCCCATGATTGTCGCGGCCAAGGCCGGCACCTGCACGGCCGCCGGGTGCGGCGCGCGCATCCGCAAGGGCGAGATGTGCTGGTTCGAGTCCGCCACCGGGACACGCCACCTGGAGCGGGCCTGCCGTGAGGCGCAAGCCGGTGCGCGGCCGAATCGGCGGGCGGCGACCTGCGCCAGGTGCCGTCGCCGCGTCCCTCCAGGGCAGGGGAGCCTCACCGTGACGGAGATTCGGCGCCGCAAGTCGTACATAGTGACATGCGCTCCCTCCTGCACTGAATGACAAGTACCTGCTGAGGGCGGGCTTGACCCCGTTGCCCCGCCAGGACTCCCGGTGCTAGGCCTGTTGTCTCACTCCGGGGGTGCCCTTGGTCCGCCAACTCCTTGCCGCCGTTGCCGCTCTGTCGTTCCTCACTGCGTGTGAGCCCGGGAACCAGGAGACGGGCAATCGTTCCGACACTGGAGGCATGGAGGGTGCTGGCCTTGGGGACGTACTCGTTGGTGCCAAGGGGGATACCCAGGCGGCTCCAGGTCCCGTCGACGTCGTCATCGAAAACACCGGTTCGGTGCCACGGCTAGCGCGCGTGAATGTGACCATCCTCGGCCCGTGGACCGGCGACAACAGAGTGAGCCGGGTGATGGGGACGTGGGAGACGATTCAGACCATTGAGCCGCACACAACGCTGACGTTCCCTGCGGTGGTGAATGCCGCTGGGGGTGCGCGGGTCGTGACGAACGCCCACACCCTGCGCGAGGTGGGCGGGCTCATCGAGTCGGGCGGGGGCTATGACTTTACGCCCTTCTCACCTGGTACGAAGTGCATCGCGACTTTCTCTGATGCGCAGGCGCCCAATGGAGCCCGGATGCACTGCACTGCCGCAGAGTGACTATCTCGCGCGGAAAGAGATTCCGTTCAGGCTGACCCATGTGGGCGAGCCTGATGCGAGCACGACTGTGCCACTCGGTGAGACCGTCACGCGCCCATACCCCGTTGCCGTGGCGACCCCGAAGTCGCGCGTGTAGGGCGGGTAGCATCCAGGGTAAAGCGTCAGGGCATCGCTTCCGACGGTGCCCCCGGTGATTCTGCCCTCAAGATGAACTCTCCCGCTGCTGTCTTTGTAGTGGGTGGCGGGGCCTCTTCCGTCCGATGTGTCGCTCTCCCAGTTCCCATGAAAGATAAACGGGGACCGAGCCCCTTCCTGCACGAGCTCCGCGAGGTCGATCTGCACGGAATCTACTTGGATGGTCCTCCCTGTCGCGCCCAGGACCGACTGTAGTCGGGCCCGCACGAACCGCGCGCCCTCAGGTGATTGCCCAGCGTATGCATGTCGCCGCCAGGGCTCGTTGCTGAACGTTGCGTGGAAGTAGGTCGCCGAGAGTGGGGCACCTACTGCATCCAGCCACTCAAGCGCATAGATGAGGAGTGCGGCGGCGCTCCCTTTGGCAAATATGTCGAGAGAGTAGCGGAGCCCCGGACGTACCGAGAATGCCTGTGAGACGACAACAGCATCACTGCCTTGGAATTGGAGTGCCTTGCTTCCGCTCACTGCGTCCGAGGTCACTACGACATCCACCCCCCATACACCTTCCTCAATTATCCAGTTATCAGGGGGGGTGGCAGGAGACGCTTGGGCTTCAAAATCGTAATTCAGGGGGGCAACGGCAAAGTTGACCATCGGCGTGATGAGCCGTGGCTCAACGTACCGCGGCGCCAACTCCACCTGCGCAGAGGCGGGCCCGACGTTGCCGTGCGCGTCGCGTCCGCGCACCACCGCGTAGTGCTTCGTGCCGGGCACCAGGTCGGCTACCTCGAAGCGCGTTGCGGACGCTGCGGCCTTGAGGGTGGCGTTGCTGGGCGCGAAGCCCGCCGAGGTTGAGAGGTGAAGCTCGAAGGAGTCCCACGCCGGCCCGGCGGCGGGCGGCTTGAAGCTGAGCGCGAAGCCGTTGACGGTGGAGGTGGGCGCCAGCTCGGTGGGCGCGTCGGGGCCCAGCATCTTGGCCTGGGGCTGGATGCTGCGCACGGCCGCCGATGCGTTGGTGGAGGGGACAGCCTCCCTGGCCATCCATTCGACGCGGGAGGTAGCCGGGCGGCCGCACAGCTTCACCGTCGTCTTCGCGACGCCCTCCGCGAAGGAGCAGTCCAGCCCGACGATGGCCAGCTCCTGGGCCTCGCTGAGGGAGACGCCGTCCGGCAGGACGCGCAGGACGTCGTGGATTTCGAGGTGCCAGAGGTACGGCACCTCGACTTCCACCTCCAGGGCCGAGTCCGAGAGGTCGGCAATCGCCACGTCCGCCAGGCGCTGGGCCTCCACGGCGGTGTTGATGTTGCTGGTGCTCGCCTCCGCCACCTGCATGAAGCGTCGCCCAACAGTGGCGATGCTCGTGGGGTTGAGGCTTATCACCGTCTTGCGCTTGGGCATGCCGGTGGCGTCGAGGTCGTTGCGGTCCCAGTACACCACCTCCACCGCGTTGCGGATGTGCTCCAGCGAGCGCCGCACCTGGCCGAGTTCTCCGTACTCGTCCGGGCCCACGGTCCACACGACAGACGCGCCGATGCGCTCCGGGCTCTGGAGGTAGAGGTACCAGCCGTGCCCCTCGCGCCAGCGCAGGCGCACCTCCCAGCCCAACTGCGCGGCCAGGGCGTTCAGGGCCTCGCCCACCGACTGCCGTTGCTGCGTGAAGCGGCCCAACTGCCACATGGGGTCCACGGGGCAGTAGAAGCCGGGGCCGAATCCGTTGGGGACGTTGTCGCTGATGATGGACACCATCACGTCCTGCACGGCGACGCCCACTGTGGCGTTGCCGTAGTTGCGCTCCAACTCGATGAAGCTGTCTTGGAACGCGCTCGACAGGTCGCGCCCACTGAAGGTGAGCTCCTCGGCGGCGGCGTCCACCTCGTCGATGCGCCCGATGAAAGCCTCGCGCCAGCCGCCAGGCGTGGGGGGCGTGCCCGGCGTGCACTGCACGTCGAGACGGAAGATGCGCCCTTCCTGCAGGAGCGGCTCAAGGAGCCCCGTAGGCCCGCGGTTCGCCGGGCTGGAGCCCACCAGCGGCGACAGTGAGACGACGCCGCCGGGCCCGTTGCGCCGGACGGTGACGGTGGCTTGTGCGACGGGGGTGTCCACGCTCTGGCTCACCGTGGCCCCCATCATCCAGTCGCGACCCAGGAAGCTGGCGAGGTCCACGGTGCTCGCGTCCGTCCGGTGCACGCGGACGCGCAGGTGCGTGCCGTAGTTGCCCGCGAGAAGGGTGGCCTGCTCCTGCTGGGAAAGCTGCCTCATGGTGACTCCATCAGGGAGTAGGTGAAGTCCTCGCCGCTGACGCGCGCGGTGCCCATCCACCACTCCAGGGCCTCGCCGCTGCCCGCGTCGCCCAGCACCAGGACGGGCCGGTGCAGGCCGGACCCGGTGGCTCGGTGGTGTGGCAGGGGACCAAAAGGGGCGCCTGCGTCGCGCCAGGGCGCCAGCCATTCGTCGGGGACGCGGTAGGGCAGCGCCACCAGGTCGCTCACCAACAGGGAGTCGTTGGAGGGGTTGAGGAAGCCACCGGCCACCCCGTGCAGGTGGTGCACCGAGAGCGCGCCGTTGTCGTCCACCTCGGCCAGCCCCGTGGTTCCGGGCAGCCGAAACGGCGCGGTGGCCGCGAACCACGGCGCCACCCACGAGTCGGGCACCGTGTACGGCAAGACGACCAGGTCATCCACCAACAGCGGGGCTCCGCTCACGTTGGGAATGCCGGGCCCTGTTGTTCCACGGCGGTTCAGGAGGTAGACGGCGCCATCGGGCAACTGCGTGTAGTTGCCGTTGGTCGCGATGAGGGCGCCCGCCGTGGCCGCATGGCTGCCCACCACACCGTCGCGGCTGAGCGGCAATCCTGCCCGGTGGATGTAGAGGTGCCAGGTGCCGTCCGTGGAGAGCCGCGCCCAATACGCCACCGTCCACTGGGTGCCGAGCTGTGTGGGCCACGTTGCCGAGGTCCACTCGCCGAACGTCGCGCATTGGCCATACCGTCCGGGCTCGCCGACACTCGCATCGACGTCGCTCGGCTGCAGGCCCCAGTTGCTCTCGAAGCCGGCGTCGAAGGACCACGTGTGCCCCAGGGCAGGGCTTGGCGCCGTCGCGTCCACGTACACTGTCCCATCCGAGCGCTGGACGTAGTGGTGCCACTGCGCGCCAGACCCGCCCCAGACGCGGGCCCAGTACGCGACCGTCCAGTCCTCGCCCAGTTGCGTGGCCCAGCTGACGGCGTGGCCGGCGCTCAACGCCAGCGCATATCCCTGGTACCGCCCGAGGTCCGGCAGCGCCAACGGTGAGCCGACAGTGGAGGGCCACAGGCCGCGGCTCGACAGCATGTTCCCGGCGAAGGCCCAGGAGTTGCCCTCGCCGTCGATGAGCGCGCGCAACGCCGCGGCGTCGGCGAGGGGCAGGGGCCCCGTGCCGGCCTCGTAAGTCATGAGCTTGCGCCGCACGCTCGAGCGCGCCATTCCGCTGAAGGCCCTGCGCTTCTCACCCAGCAACGTGGGGGAGTACCGGAGGGGGCTCCTGGTGGAGACGGGGATAGGAATCCCACTGAGGGCGAGGAAAGGGGGCATGGTCAAAGTCCCTCGGTGCGCCCGCTCCGGCGGAACGCTCGGCGTCGTGCCTCTTGGCGGACGAGGCGCGCACCGGCTTCAACGGCCTCGTCGAGGTCGTACCCGACGATGGTGACGGAGTAGGGCGCCGCGTCGGCGGTGGCGTTGCTGCTCTTCGAGTACTGCCTGCTTGGGTCGTTCGGCTGCTTCCAATCCGGCAACGGTTCTCCAGCACGGTTGCGCAGAATCCCGTCGTCCCCGGTCGGCGGGGCGTTTGTTCCACCGCCGGAGGGTGGAGGCGTGGGCGTCGGCGTCGGCGTGGGCTCCGTGGACGGGCCGTCCTGCGCGTCCTGTGACTGGTAGCGCCGGAACGCCACCTTCCAGGCGTTGGGCACGTTGGTGAGGGCGTCCGTGGCCTTCTGGAGCGCGGCCGTGTTCCGCAGCACCTCCGCCGTCTCCTTCGCCTTGGCCTCGGCCGAGTCCCAGGTGAGGTCGCGCAGGGCGTTCAGCGACTCGCCCATCGCGTCCGTGTCCACCTTCATCCGGTCGAGCGAGTTGGCGAAGTTCTTGAGGCTGTCGATTCCGAGCCACTCCACCGCTTTGGAGATTCCCCGGATGACCGCCTGCACGCCGCCGACGATGGTGTTCCATGCCTTCCCCAGCGCCTGGGCGACGGTGAGGACGATTGTGGCGATGAACTTCAACACGCCGAAGAGCTCCCGGAGCACGGGCCCGGCGATGCTGTTGATGGGCGCAACGATGGCCAGGAAGGCCTGGGCCAGCGCGGAGAGCAGCGGAGCCAGCCCCTGGAGAAGCTGCCCCAGCAGCACCAGCGGCGGCACGAGCGGCTCCACGAGTTCGCCGAGGGTGGTGAAGACAGGCGTCAGCGTGGACACCACCGCGTCGATGATGAGGGAAATGGCGCCCACCAGCGGCTGCAGCGGGACCAGGATGGCCCCGAGGGCGTTCGCGACGCTGCCGATGACGACGGACACCATCTCCATCAGTGTCTTGAACGCCTCGGACTGGAGCAGCAGCTCGCTGACGACGGCGCCGATGGCCCCCATGGGCCCGCCCGCCTGAAATCCGGCCGCGGCGGCGTTCACGAGGGTGGTGATTTCGCCCATCGCGCCTGCCACGCGGTTGAGCAGCTCGCGTTTCGCGGCGGCGATCGCCGCGCGGGCCTCGTCCATCCACCTGCGCATGTCCGCGGAGAGAGCGCGGAAGGAGGCCCGGCCCGCTTCGTTGGCCTCCAGGACGGCCTCTTTGAGCTCTTCGCGGGACTCCCGCTCCATTTCGAGGTTGAGCGCGGCCTCGTCCTTGTACTTCTGCACCTCCTTCTCGAACTGCGCGAAGGCGGCGGCGGCGGAGGACCCCTCGTAGTAGTCCGCGCCGGCCATTTCTCGGCGCATGGCCTCGCTTTCCTCGCGCTGGAGCTGGGCGAGGCTCTTCTCACGCCCGGACGCGCTGCCGTCGTCCGGTGTGCGGGTGTTCGCCTGTCCCGACGCGAGGCCCGGAATCATCGCCATGAGCGAGTCCAGCAGGCCAGTCAGCCCCAGGTCGTCGAGCATCTTCCGCGTACCAGCCAGGGACTTGCCGAAGCCCTCGGCAACACCCTTGCCGACGTCGGTGGCGATGTCCGCGACGGACGCGCCGAGGGAGGACAGTGACTCAGCGATGGCTTGGGCGCCCTCGGTGGCCATCGCCTGGAGGTAGGCGGCGCCCTTCTGCAGGTCCTTGAGCAAGTCCTTGCCGGTGACCTTCTGCGCGTCGTCCAGCGCCTTGGTCAATCGCCCCATCTGGAGCGTCTTCGGGAGCGCCTTGACGAAGGGGTCGAGCTTCTTCGCTGCCTCGCGAATCAGCCAAGCCATGGTTTCAAGGGATTGGCCCGCGATGGCGGTGACTGTGTCCGCCAGTCCCTTGAACGTGGACGTCAGGAGTTGCCAGACGCGCGACGCGACAGTGGAGATGCTGGTGAGGATGCTCATCACCGAGTCGCGGAGCCCGGTGCTGGTGTCCGTCCATGCGCCGTAGACGCTGCCGGCCAGCAGGGTGAGCCCGGCAACCGCGGCGGCTATGGCCGCTGCCGGCGCCGCCACGGCCGCCAGCGTGGGGCCGATGCTGGCGAGGAGGGTGGACTTCTGGAGTCCCCCCATCACCTTGAGCACGACGCCCACGGAGCCTGCGAGGCCCTCGATGACGCCCGCCATCTTCCCGATGGCACCCACAGCGAGCCCGACGCCAGCCACCCATACGGCCACGTCCGCGCTGCTCTTCTTCATCTCGGGGGAGAGGCGTTGGAACGTGACGACCAGGCGCTCGAAGAAGTCCGCCAGCTTGCGCACCACCGGGAGGAAGAGGTCTCCGATGTCCGCCGCGAGCGTGTACGCCAGCTCCTTGAGGCGTCCGACCTCGTCCTTTAGCTTGTCATTGCTCTGCATGGCCGCGGCCACGGCGCCAGCCATGCCCGCGGCCACGATGGCGCCGATGTTGCCGATGGGCTCGGCGGCCTTCTTGATTTCCTTGGCCATGTCCTCCGTCGCCTTGGCGAGTTGCTGGAGGGACTTGAGGGCCTCGCCGATGCTGGCCGTCACGGCGATGTACAGGTCGCCGACCTTCAAGCCTCCGCCGGACATGCGCTACCCCTTCGGTGTGCTGGGCCTCGGGCCCACGCGGTAGATGACGGAGCGGGTCGCCTGCTGGGCGGTGGGCCGCACCTGCGAAGGGGACGGCAGTGCAGCGCCTGCCGTGGCCTCCTTCTCCTTCTCTTTGATGCTCTCGGCTTCAAGCTGTCCGTAGGCGACCAGCCCGTAGAGCTCGTCGTCGTCCCACTCGCGGACGTCGTTGGGTCGTTGGCCCAACGCTTTCGCGGCGGCGAAGACGAGCAACTCTCGGGGGTCGCTCAGGAGTTTCCCCGGGCCTCCTCAACGGACTCCTTGAGGCCACCCATGAAGGCCTTCTGGGCGTCGGCCGTGACGTCCTCCAGCCAGGGCGCGCCGTAGATGGCGTCGATGTCGCCCGGGTCGGCCGGGTCGTAGAGGCGGAGCTTCGACTCCGGGTCGTACAGCACGCACGCGACCATGCGAGAGATTCCGCGGAGGTTGCCCCCCGTTGCATTGGCCTGGCTGACCTCCGTCGATTCGGCGTTGTTGGGCATCTCGTTTGCGTCCTCGATGAGCTTGAGGACGGCGACCCGCTCCTTGTGAGTGGGGCGACGCAGGTCCACCTTGTCGCCATCCAACTCGACGGTCTTCACCAGCTTCCGGGTCTTCTGAGCGAGGCGCTGCTTGAGGGTGAGTCCTTCCATGGTGCTTCCTCCTGGGGGACGACGGGTGATGGCTCACAGCGCGCTGGGCGCGCCCTGGCCGGTGAGGGTGGCGGAGACGGTGACGACGTCCGTGGAGGTGCGGCCCTCCTCGTAGGAGGTCACCTTCACGGGGTAGCGGTGGCCCTGGCTGCCGGGGGCCGCGGACTCGTCCTCGACGATGAGCAGCCACACCGTCTCGTGGTTGATGAAGGCGTTGCGCAGCAGGATGTGCGTCGGGTCGTTGCGCATCAGGTGGCCCGAGATCGGAATCTGGAAGCTCTTGGCCGTCGTCATGCTGCGCTTCCAGCCGTTGTCCTGGCCGAGGTAGCTGGATTCCACCGTGTCCGCCGTCATGTTGACCGGCGCGTCTGAGATTCCGTCCATCTTGTTGCTCGCGGACGGCGCTTCGGACGCCGTCGCGGCAAGGTGGATGGCGTGGATGTAAGCGATAACCGGGTCTGCCATTGGGCGGTGCTCCTATCGACGGGGGAACTGCTTCTGGAGGTACGTGGCCAGCACCTGCGCGACGCCCTTTCGAGCGACGGAGCGCGACTTCCGGAAGGCCTTCTTCAAAAAGTGCGGCGGGGGCCGGATGATTTGGTCCCCCCAGTGAAATCCCTCGTGAATGGGGCCCGCCGAGGGGTGCTCATACCCAGCGCTCCACGAGACGGAGAGGCGCTGCATGTTGTACGCGGGCCCGCTGATGAACCCGGTGTCGGCGAGCGGTTTCTCCGGCACGCCGTTGGCGTTGCGCCGGTGCTCGTCGCGCTCCTCCTCCGAGCGACGCGGGACGAGGAAGGTGGACAGGTCCAGCGTCCGGCGCACCGCATCGCGCAGCGGGAGGTCGAGCGCGCGCAGGACCTGCTGCGGCTGCTGACGCAGGCGCACGAGGGCAGGGGCTTTGAAGGACACCTTGACGGCCATGCCCCTGAGAAGGGGCGGCGCCTACGCGGTGTAGCGCGCCGTGAGGTTGAACACGAAGCGGGGGGCGCCCTCGCCGTCAGTGCCCATGAAGGTGGGCCCCGCCCCCTCGCAGCGCACGTCGATGAAGTCCGGCACCCGCGCCAGGTCCAGCGCGGACCAGCACCGCACAGCGAAGTCTCGAGTGCCCGTGTAGCTGCCCTTCGGCCCGCGCGTGATGACCTGCACGTCGGCTGCCATCACCCCTCGCTGCGTGCCGAGATAGAGCCCCGACTGACCTCCCGTGTGGCGGACACAAACGAAGCGCTGCGGCGCGCTGACGGGGAATGGCCCGGGGTAGAGGGTTGGCGGGTTGCTGGTGGTGGAGAGGTCCAGCCCTGCCGCCTCCAGGTACGCGGCCAGCTCGAGCTCAACGTCCCGGGGCGTCACAGGTAGACCTCGTAGTGGTCCACCGCGCCCATGAGGTTGTACTGCGTAGCGATGTGGAGGGGCTGCTTGCCCGCGTCCTCGTCGTCCGGGATCGTGCCCGGGGGGAACACCCTGTCATCCGTCCTGACCTCGACAGAGCAGCGCATGAGCCCCTCCGACAGCCGCTCGTCGCCGTCGGCAGTGATGACGCGCTTCATCGTGCCCTCGTAGCGGCAGCGGTGCGGCTCTGGCTCGGAGTACTCGTGCTCGCCCCGGGCGGTGGTGCGCACCAGCCGCTGCAGGTGGAACACCTGCCGGAAGGCATGGCCCATGAGCGCCATCAGCGTCTCCCCTTGCGGTAGGGCCCCAGCATCTGGAGCGTCGTGGTGGGGATGGCCGTGCGCCCGCCGTCCGGGCCGGCGAAGTACGACATGCTGGTGCCGCCGATGGACTCGGACGCGACGTCGCCCGGCTTGCCATCGCGGGAGACGGCCGCGGTGATGGCTTCCACCGCGGCAAGCTGGATGGCGGCAGGCAGGTCCACCTCCAGGCTGGTGTTCAACGCGCGCTGGCCCGGCGTCACCCAGCCCGCGTCGTAGGTGACAACCACCTCGCCCGTGTCCTGGGCCTCCATCGGCGTGGAGGACACCCCCGGCGACCAGGTGCCAGTGAAGGGCCATCGGTGCCGACGCGCCACCAGACGGCCCATCAGGGCCGACTCGAGCGCGTAGGCATCCGGCTCCAGCTCCACGCCGCGCACCTCCACGCGCACCACCCGGCGCACGGCACCGCCGCGCAGCCAGAGGTGCGGCGCGCCCGTGCCCGCCACCGTCTCCACCACCCCCAGCCGCTGGTGCAGGGGATAGCCCACGTAGGCCGCGAGGGCATCGGAGACGGCGGTGATGAACAGCCCGAGCCGCGCCGGCTCAACCGCGGCGCGCGCGGTGAGCGGGAGTAGTTCGGACGTCACGAGGTCTTGAGGTGCGGGCACGGGCGTTCACCTCACAGGGGCAGGCGCTGGCCGCCGCCGAGGACGAGCGTCGCCCCGGCGATGACGTCCGGGCTGGTGCCCCCGGTGAAGGCCACCGTCTCCACGACGCGCAGGAAGCGGTGCGTCCTCGTGATGTACTGGAGCGTGAAGTCCAACTCGACGCACGTGTCACCGGTAGTGATGGCGTCGGTGGAGAACTGATTTCCGTTGAGGTCGGTCAGCGGCACCCAGCCGTCCGTGCCGTCCTCGCTCGTCTCCAGGGCGTATGTGATGGAGGTCGCCGTGGGGGCGGCGCCGACGGCGCCGATGTTCGCCACCAGCGTCCCGGAGCCGTAGGCGGTGATGTCGATGCCGTCGCCGTTCCGGGTGCCGGCGGACTGGATGGAGGGTGGCAGCGCCTGGGTGTCTGCCTTGTAGCGGTAGCCGATATCGGTTCTGTCGGGATGCATGCGTACTCCGGTGAGAGGGTGGGAGGGGGAGGGCGCGTACCGACGAGCGCGGTGCTGGCACGCGCCCAGGGCGCGCGTCAGTAGGGGATCCCGGTCCGCTCGGCGAACGCCTTCTTGTAGCGGAGCAGGAAGTCCACGAGGGTGATGCCGCGCATGGTGATCATGTCCGCGGAGAAGTCGGTGCCGTTCTCGCCCATGGCCACCTCCAGCGGCGTGGCGATACCGAGGATGAGCTGCGTCGCGAGGCCGAATCCGAGGATGTCGTCGCCGGCCAGCGTCTCGGAGTAGAAGTAGGGGCGCCCGTTGATGGTCGGGGTCTCCGAGTCGCGCAGCTCGGGGAAGACCCAGCCCGCGTTGTCGCGCGTCTGCTTGAGTGCGTGGAACGTCTCCGTGTCGGAGTAGTAAAAGCCGCGGCTGGCGCGCACTCCTCCAGGAATGTTGGCCTTGGCGACGTCGGCCAGCAGCCCATCCGTGTCGGTAATCTTGTTGGCCGTCGTGTTACCCGCCGCGGGCTTGCTGTTGCCGACATCCATCTGCCCACGCACACCCTTGGGCTTGGCCACGCCGTCACCCTTGAGCCCGACGGTGTCAATCTCCAGGGCGATGGCGGCGGCCATGTCCTCACCAACGACAGCGGCGGCGTCGATGGTGCCGAGGCGGAGCAGGTCGTTGGACAGACGCCCAGTCGCCGAGAGCTTGTGCGCCTGGAGGACGAGGCGGCCTCCCTTCACCGTCGCCACCGGAGCGGGCTCACCCTCGCCGACCCAGTGCACCTTCACGCCCTCGTCAATGGTGCCCATCGTCAACTGGGCGCCATAGTCGGAGACGGTCCGGACGCCGGCAGCCATGAGGATGCTGTTGGGGCGGCAGAGCTCGACCAACTCGGAGGACACCGTCTCCCGTGCGAACGCACCGCCCTGGTCGAAGATGGAGAGGAACTGGCCGGCGGCCTTCGTCCTTTCCAGGAACGCACCCAGGCGCTTGTACTTGTCCTCCTTCGCGAGCCCGAAGTTGCCGGCCATGCCGAGGTATGCGGACTTGAGCCGGAGGCCCAGGGCCGCATACAGGCGCTTCTGACGGGTGTCCTGGGAGAGGTCGAGCTGCAGGTCCGTGCCGGTGATGGGGGCGTGAGCGGCGGGACGGGGCGTTCTTGCTCTTCATCTTGGTCTTGCTCATGGGGTCTCCATCGGAAGGCGGTGGCCTTGCACTTGGGGAGAAGGGGCGGCGGTTACTTGGCGCCGTAGAGCGCCGTCAGACCGAGCAGGTCGGCGTGCGACAGCGCCTTCGCCTGGGCCTGGGTGAAGCCGTGTCGATTCACGAGACGAGCGCGCAGCGCCTTCGCCTTCGCGGGAGGCAACTCTTCCTCCTCGTCGTCTTCCTCGTCGAGGTTCGCCTCTTCGTCGTCGTCCTCGCCGAGCTCCTTCTCCTCGTCGTCTTCCTCGTCGAGGTTCGCTTCCTCGTCTTCGTCCTCGCCGAGCTCCTTCTCCTCGTCGTCGTCCTCGCCGAGGTTCGCTTCCTCGTCTTCGTCCTCGCCGAGCTCCTTCTCCTCGTCGTCGTCCTCGCCGAGGTTCGCTTCCTCGTCTTCGTCCTCGCCGAGCTCCTTCTCCTCGTCGTCGTCCTCGCCGAGGTTCGCTTCCTCGTCTTCGTCCTCGCCGAGCTCCTTCTCCTCGTCGTCGTCCTCGCCGAGGTTCGCTTCCTCGTCTTCGTCCTCGCCGAGCTCCTTCTCCTCGTCGTCGTCCTCGCCGAGGTTCGCCTCTTCGTCTTCGTCCTCGCCGAGCTCCTTCTCCTCGTCGTCGTCCTCGCCGAGGTTCGCCTCTTCGTCTTCGTCCTCGCCGAGCTCCTTCTCCTCGTCGTCTTCCTCGTCGAGGTTCGCTTCCTCGTCTTCGCCCAGCGCCTTGAGGAGTCGCTTCAACTGGGCCTGAAGGTGCTCAATCCGGCGTGCCATCTGCTTGAGGAGCCCCCCCGCGGCGCCGTCAGTAGCGCGCGGCCTCCCGCCCGACCTGGCGGACCGCAACCGCACGGCGTCTTGGTTCGCCCCCATGTTGACGATGGACACCTCCGGCACCTCAACCAGGGGGTAGTCGTAGCCACCCTCCGCGTTGGGAACCGGCTCCTCCAAGGGGACGAGACGGATGCTGCATTGTTCCAGCGTGCGCGCTTTCACCTTCGCGCCGACCATCCGCGACGTCTCACAGGCACCGTCGAAGCTGGGCGTCATCAGCCACTGGTCGCCCTGGCGGTAGCAGCGCGCAACGCCGATGGCTGGATTCCAGTCGTCGTGGTTCCAGAGCAATGGGACGCGGAACTCCTCGCCGTCGGCCTTGATGGCGAGCACCCTGTCCTTGTGGCGGTCCAGGTTGGGGGAAGTGATGCGGAAGACCGGGGGGCCATCACCCTCGGCTGGCTCCATCGACATCAGCTTGAGGAAGGTTTTCATGCCCAGGAAGAAGGGGCGGCGCTACACGCGGCCCTCCTCGCCGGACCTGTCCCGCGGAGGCTTCGGCGTGGCGTTTGCGGCTGCGCTCTCGGCGTTGTTGCCGCCCGCGCCCTGGCCCGGCAGCGGCGCGGGCCGCTTGCCGGCCAGCTCGGGCAGGGCCTCGTAGCCCGCGACCTGCCGCATTTCGTTCCACTCGAAGCCCTCGGTGATGGGCGTCGTCATGGCGCGGAAGATGCGCTCGAATTCCTGCGGGCGCGGGTCCTCGTAGTCGAGGATGACGTCCCGGTCGATGAGCGGCACCAGGCAGTGCTGGAACCAGGAGAGGAGGAACTCCAGGCGAGGCGCCACCGCGTACTCGGCCAGGTGGTACTTGGCCGCCTCAGAGGTGCTGCGGTTGGAGCTGCTGGTGTCCCCCACCAACTCCGGGGGCACGTTGAAGACCTGCCGCACGTAGGCGCGCATGGACTTGGCGAGCTCGTCGGCCTGCAACTCGCGGTAGTTGATGGCCACCTGGGCGATGGTGACTCCCGCCGGCGCGAACCACAGCTTGCCCGCACTCGCCGGGCTGTTGAACTCGGCCTTGTATCGCTTCTCCAGGTCCTCGGCGGCTTCCTCTCCCTCGAAGTCCTCCCGCTTGGAGTCGATGCCGACGATGGCTGTGGGCATCCCGCCCCGCTCGAAGGTCGCCTTGGTGGCCTGGTCGATGGCCTCCATCGTGTCGAGCTGGTCTCCGAGTGCGACGCCACGTCCTGCGCCGCGCCCGAGCGGGTTCTCGGGGTCCAGGTGCTTGGGCCAGACCATGTGCTCGGAGGGCACCATCCCGTGGAATTGGTTGTAGTTGAGGGCGAAGTAGGGGTGGCCCGGCTGCGGCGTCTGGTGGATGCAGTGGGGCGGCACCACCTCCCAGCCCACAGGGCGGCCGTCCTCGCCGAGGCGGAGCCAGAGGAACGTCTCCCCGGACAGGTCCAGGTGAATCTGCATCAGCTTGCGCACCTCCCGGCCGGGGAACTGGGGGTGTGGCGACTCCAGCACCCGGAGCACCTCGTGCTGGGGGAGATCGACCAGCTCCCCCGTCCGGGTTGCCTCCTTCAGCGCCTTGCGGCGCTCGTGCCGGTTGAGCGACTTCCAGCGCGGGTCGTCCCAGCGCTTGCCCCCATTCGCGGCCACGGGCTTGTATGCCTTCCACTGGGGCGTCGCGACAGCGTCAGCGACGGTGTCCACCACCGCGCGGAGCCAGCCGTTCTCCCGGTACGCGACGAGCACTTCCCGGGTGCCGCGACGGGGGCTGAACGAGAAGACGGGGATGGCGTGGACGAGGGGGCCGCTGGTCGGGAGGAGTCCTAGGGCTTTCGCGACGCGGCGGAGGAAAGAGGCCATGCCCTCCGAGAAGGGGCGGACGGCGCCGCATGGTTCTTTACTGCCCCCGTCGCGACGTTCAGAAACAAGAGAAGGTATGACAAGCAAGCTCGATGCTTTGACCGCAGTCCCGTCGGTTGTTCGCATTACCCCGGACCTGGAGTCCGCCGCTCGTGGAAGGGCCGCTGCCAGCGGGGTGCCCTTCGAGGACCACCATTGCGAGACGAACAGCTATTTCGCCCTCCTTGCCGCCCTCGACCTCGGACACCGCGACGTGTGCCTTGTTGCTGGATACCGGGTGGCCGACCTCGCCGATTGGTCGCGTGACCCGCACGTGTGGCTTTACATCGAGGGCCAGCACATTGAGACGTCCCCGGGCAACGCCCCCGTCGGCAAGCGGTACATGGAGGCGTGGCGTCTGGTGCCGGGCCCTGACCTCGACAGGACGATGCAGCGCCAGTATCAGACCATCGTGACGGACCTGGCCGGTTGGCCGTCGGAGCGCTAGTCCTCGTCCTCGTCGTCCGCCGGGGTGGCGCGCTCCGTGGCCGCCGCGGCCCGCTCCGCAGCTCCGGCGTTCTTCCGCTTCGGGACGACGTACTTGTAGATGGGCCATGCGAAGGCGTCGGCACGGTCGTCGCGACCGTGTCCGCCCTCCTGGCCGGTGAAGCGGGAGAGCTGCTTCTCCAGCTTGTCGTGCTTGCCCACCATGTGCACCAGCCCCGCCTCCGCGAGCGCGGACACCGGGGCTGCGCGCTCGGCCTTGGACTGCCGGGCGCGCTCCGTTTTCACCTTCACCTTGGCGACGGTGCGGATGGTCGCCTTGACCATGCTCCCGCCGGTGTTGGACTCGGCGAAGATCCACGCCTTCGGACGGCCGCGGCTGTCCTTCGCGGCGGCTGTCTCCCAGGCACGGAGCGCATCCACCGCTTTCTTCGCCCAGGCGCTGGGCTCGGGAGACTGGAGGGAGAGGTCGGCGAGCACGTAGACGTGGTCGAGCCCGTCTTTCTCGCGGCGCACGCCCACCACGACGATGCCGTGGAGGTCGCTGTTCTTCTTCTCGCCCGTCGCTGGGTCGACGGACACGACGATGTAGTCGTACTCCTTGGGGGCGTCCTTCCGGCTGACGCGCGTCGCGGCCCAGTTGACCCGACGGTAGAGGGCCGGGTCCATGGAGAAGGTGAGCTCGCCCAAAAACTCCCGGCGGCCCTCCGTCGTGTGCATCATCCGCCGCGCGTAGCGGACGTATGCCGGGTCGAGGTTGTCGCTGTTCTCCAGGGTGGACGACCGCGCGAGGACCAGGCCCTCGCGGTCGCTGAGCATCTCCACGAAGAGCGGCGTCGGCGCCGGCGTCGTGGTGATGAACATGCGGGCGCTGAGTCCTTCGCGCCGCATGCGCGAGGTGCGCAGGCGAAGGACTGCGCGGCACTCCTTGTAGACGGCGATGGCGTCGCCCTTCCACGCCACCGGCTCGTCGGCCCAGATGAAGGTGTACTGGTGCCCGCGGAACTTGTCGGCGTTCTTCGCAGGCAGCCACGTCGCCTGGGCGCCGTTGGGCCACACGAGACGGCGCTTTGCCTTCTCGTACTTCGGATAGAACCAGGGGGCGCTCAGCGAGAGGATGCCGGACGGGCCCTCCAACTGGTTCTTGACGATTTCGGAGTAGGTGGGCCCGACGATGAGGATGCGGGCCTCGGGGTCCGCACGCGCCTCCTCGATGACCGCGCTCGCTCCCCCATAGGTCTTGCCGGTGCCACGGCCCCCCATGAAGAAGAACGTCCGGTAGGTGCTGGGAGGCACCTGCACCGGGCGCAGGGAGTAGATGGGCTCGTAGTAGAGGGTGACGAGCTCCTGCGCCGTCAGGCCCAGGAGGTCCGCGAAGCCCGCGACGCTGCCCTGCACCTTGCGAGCGCGCAGGGCTATCCGCTGGAGCGTCGAGTGCCGGCCGTTCCGCTCAGAAGTGAGAACGGGGATGCCGTCGAGCAGCTTCTCGCCGGCCTCCAGGATGGAGGCGCTAGCTACCATCGCCGTCCTCGTCGTCTGCGTCTTCCTCCGCGTCCTTGCTCGGAGGTGGCTCGGCCGCGTCCGCCTCCTCCTTGTCGTGCTCCTCGAGGAACCGGGCCAGCTTCTCGTCGAGGCGCGTCCGGGCCTGCTCCGGCGTCACCAGCTCGAATAGCGGCCCCAGTCCGTTGCCCGCGGCAACCGGTGCCTCGCGCGGTACGGTGAAGTCCTTCGGGGACGCCACAGAGAGGCGCCACCGAATCACCTTGTCGTTCATCGTCTTGTCGCCGATGGCGGCCGTGGCCGCCTCGACGAGAGCCATCTGGTACTCGGCCTCGGCCCGCTCCACGTCCTGGACCAGCTCCGTGTAGCGAGAGCGCTTGCCCTGTTCGATGGCCTCACGCCCCCGGCGCAGCCACCCCTGCAGGCGGACCTCGGTGGTGCCTGCGAGCGCAGCGGCCATGCGCTTCGTCGCGCCGGAGCGGAGCCGCTCGCACACGTCCCGGTGAATCTCGAAGGTCAGCGTCGAGGCAGGCCCGTTCCACTTCGCCGGTCGGCCGCGCTTCTTCTTCGGCGGCCGGCCGGCAGGTGGGGACGTCGGGTCATAGCCGCGAGGGGAGGACACCCCTCGGAGAAGGGGTGCCGACTACTCGGCGCCGAGGGCGAGCTTTCGCGCCTTCTCCACGAGCGCCACCAGGTGCGTCGCGGCGGCCTCGTGGTCCGCCGCCGTGCCTCCCTCCGCGCAGATGGCGGACACTGCCCCCGAGACGACGGGGATGACGGAGAGCAGGACGCCGAGCTGTCCGGCCGTGGAATCGAGCTTCTCCTCCAGGTGAGTCACGGCCGCGCTCAACTCGTTGACGGCCGCGAGGGGTTGGCTCGTGTCGAGGGTGGCCTCGACGGTGACGTGAGCGATGGGGGCCTTGCGGTCGGAGGGGACAGAGGCATCCAAACCGAGTGCTCCCCGGGCCTTGCTCAACAACTCCGTGAGCCCGCCCTTCCGAAGCGCCGCGTTCACGAGCATCTCGGTCAGGTAGGCGCTGCGCGATGAGCCGGTGGCGAAGAGCGCGATGCCACTGCCCTGGGCCTGGGCGCTGAAGTCGAGGTGGCCGCTCAACAGGTGGGCGAAGGACTGGATCGTGGGGCGGTCCTCGGTGCGCGCCTCGGCCTCAACGAGCTTCGCCAACTCGGTCTTGCTCGGCTCCGGCGCCCCGATGAGTGCCCACATGGCGGCGTCTCGCAGGCCGGTACTGTGCGCCTGCTGGTGCCGGATGTCGCGCGCACGGCGGACATCGTCCTCCGTGAGGATGGCGACCCTTCCGAGCAGCGCCTTACGCCCGGTGAGGCGGAGTCCCTCGGGCACGGCCTGCGCGGTGATGAACTCCTGTCCGCGCAGGGACTGCTCGGCGCTCTGGAGGAGGGGGGAGACGGACTTGGGCTTGGACTCGGGGGTGGTGTTGGTCATGCCCCCTCAGAAGGGGTGCAGGGCGCCTCGTCGGTGGGGAGCGCGAGGCGACCAATGCTGAGCCCCGCCTCGCACAGCGCGGGCCGCTCGTGGTGGTACACCGGCAGGTCGGTGCCCATTCGCCACACGAGGTCTGCGCAGTCGGCGCGCGTCCTCATGGCCGCGAGGACTGCGCAGCGGCGAGCGAGTTGGACGGGCACCGCGTCCTTCGTCGTCGCGAGCATGCGCCACAACTCCTCCCACTCGGCTCGCCAGTCGCTGAAGACGAGCCGCTCGGCGAGGGCAACGAGCGCTCCCGGGCCTGAGGCACAGGCGTCTATCGCGCGCGCCATGTCGAGGCGCACGGTGCGTCCGGCGCCGTTGAGTTGGCGGATGAGCACCTCGCCCTCGCCTGGCTCGGCGGTGAGGTAGGGATGAGCGCTGAGCCGCTGGGCAACGTCGCTGGGAGTGAGTGGGGGCATGCCCCCTCAGAAGGGGCGCCAGCGGCCCGCCATGCGTCGCGAGCGCGCGCACGCCCAGGGCGCCGTCCGCCCTGCCAACGCGCGCCAGCGGGCCACCAGGAACGCCAGGGCCCCAGAAAAACGGGGGTCGTCTGACAGATTCCCCTCGGAAAAATCCCGAAGAATTCGCGCGTCCGGATTGTGGGCCGCCGAGCAATCACGTTTTGGGGCCGTCTCCCCGGTTTCCCACCCCGGGGCACCTGTGCCTACATCCAGGCGCACTGTAAAACCACCATGTCCCACATGTGCGCCATGTCGGCTTGGCATGGTGTTTGGGTGACATGAACCGTGCCAGCTCGGTGCGGTGTTACGGTGCGCGCATGAGCGACTCGGCCAACGTCTTTCAGCGCATCCACGCGGCCTTTGAGCAGGCCGAGCCGAAGCTGGTGGAGGTCCGCGAGCGGCAGGCGGCGCGCATGGAGCCCGCGGTCACTGCTCTGGCTCAACTCGGCGCCTCCGTGGCCACGCATATGTCCGACACGCTCACGGCGATTGCCGAGCGGCAGGCGCAGGCGCGGGCAGACCTTGTGGCCTGCCTTGAACGCGTCGCACGCCTACCGCCAGCCCTCACGCGTCACGAGAACCCGCCGGACGTGGGCGCGTAGTTCGTCCGCGGGGATTCGCTCCAGGGCGCGGCGGAACAGGCGGCCCTTGGATGCTGACCGGATGCCCTTCGCCTCCCTGGCAGCGTCGAGCAGCGCGAGCAGCTCCGGTCGCCAGAGCAGGTGCAGGGTGGCGTGGGCGGTGGGCTCGGGGTTCTCCTGGTCCTCGCGCTCCGGCTCCAACACGAGCGCGCCATCCACCTGCCGTGCGCGGACGATGCCCCACCATGGCGGCAGGAGCGGCGCGGCCTTGTGCAGGTGGCGCTCGCCCACCGCCAGCGTGCACCGGTCCAGCGCCTCGCTGTACAGCCGCACCTGCTCGGGGAGGCGGCGCAGGTCGTCAGCGTCCCCCTTGATTTCGTAGCCATGCAGGCAGTTGGGGCTGAGCGCCGCCACGTCTACCCGGACGTGGCCATACATCAGGCCCAGCTCATCCATCACCCGTGCGTCCGGGTACCTGGCCCTGACGGCACGCACCAGCAGCGGGCGGATATCGGCATCGCGCATGGCCCGAAGAAGCGGTGCAGCGGGCGAGGGCGCCCCTTCTCCGGGAGCATGACCAATCAGCTCCTCGACGCCGTCATGGCCGCCCTCGTCGCCGCCCCCCTCCTTGCCGTTTTCGAACTGGTGCGGGAGCGGCACCGCCGACACGAATCGCGGCGGCTGGCCAGGGCGGTGGTGGAGGCACAGGGATATGCGAGGCAGGTCCAGTCAGAAGCAGCCATTGAGCGCGCCAACGTGGAGCACGCCATCCGCATCCTGTGGCGACGCATCGAGGTCGTGACGCCAGCGGATGGGGCGGCCGTGGCTGTGCTCCGCGCTGCCTTCCCGACACTGCCTGCGCCCCCGGGCCCGCGCATCCCGGCGCACGTGAGCGCTGCGGTGGATGCCCTCAACGTAGCGCTGTGGGCGGACCCCTCGGCCATCGCGAAGCTCCTCGCGGTGCGTGTCCCATGCAACGAGGCGCTCGCGCACCACCCGTCCATTCAGGTGCGCCGCGATGACGATGTGGCGAGCGTCGGCGTGCTGGGGCTCCTCAACGGCTGCCTCGGGGCCATTCCCAGCGGGCCGCGCATGGGGTGGGGCTGGGTGTCACTGCTGGTCGACGGCCCCAACCCAGTGCGCTTCGAGGTGACGGAGACCGGGGACGCGCCCGTCGGGGAGGACTCCGCGAAACGGCGGGCGGGGCTCCCTCTTGAGGGGTGCTCGACGTGCGGCACCCTGACCTGTCCGGGCCAGTGCGACGCCCAGGAGCGGGGCTCCGGAGGGGCTGAGCGATGACCGTCTACGTCGACGCGCTGGTGAACTACGGGCTGAGGGGGAAGTCCGCGCAGGTGCGCCGCGTGTTCGCCAAGGGCTCGTGCCACCTGTTCACGGACAGCCTGGACCTGACGGAGCTTCACGCTGTGGCCGCGCGTATCGGCATGCGGCGCGCATGGTTCCAGACCGATGGAGACCTTCCGCACTACGACCTGAACGGCGAGCGGCGAGCGGCGGCTGTCGCGGCTGGCGCTGTCGAGGTGGACAAGTACAAGACCGTCGAGTGCATCAGGTTGCACCGCGCGGCGAAGCGGAGGGCGCCATGAAGGCATGCGGTCACGGCCTTGCGGAGTATGGCTGCAAGCCATGCGAGGAGTCTGCCCGGAGGCGCATGCCGCTCTTCCCGCTCATGGCGGAGCGCAAGGCGAAGCCCGGCCCACTGCGCATCCCCTGGCCTGTGGCCGAGCGGGCGTGGTCCGCCTACGTGCAGCGGTGCGGCACCAGCCAGAGCCTGGAGTGCATCGCCGAGCGCGGCGGCTTCGGCTGGGTGGAGATGGACACTCTGCTCCCGGAGTGGCGGGAACTGACGGACGAGTGGAAGGCGCTGGCCACGGAGAACGCTGAGCTCAAGGCCGAGGTGGAGCGGCTCAAGGCGCCGTCGGTGACGGCACCCCAGCCCCCGTCCGCGGAGGGCAAGGCCCGGCCGACGTGGGAGCGCGTGCCGGACGAGAACGCCAGCGCACCTGGCTCCCGCTTCGTGGCGTGCTTCGCTCCGGCCGACGTGTGGCGGGTGCTGCTACAGGAGCTGCCCGCCCGCCGCGACCACGCCACCGAGGCCGTCTACCGCCACGTCTGGGACCTCATGATTGCTGACGTCGCCGAGCGCGCCGCCCGTGAGAGCGAGGGCCGCGACTGCCCCCGGAGCCGGGAGGACGGTGCGTGGGCTGCGTACCAAGACGCGCTGACGGCCGCCATGCGCTGGCGCCTTGAGCACCAGGCCCAGCGCATGTGGGACACCTGGGACCTCCATGGCTCTTCGCTCGGACTGGCGTGGCGGTGTCGCCTACACCTGTACCGTAGGGACGGGCGCTGATGGCGGCCCGGTACGGGCGTCCGCCCCGGTGCCGCCTGTGCGGCCGTCCTCTGGGCTGTGGGTGCCCGCGGCTGCCGTTTCGGGGCGCCCCTTCTGTGCGTCATGCCCCCCGAGCCGCGCCGCAGCACCACCCGTGAGGAACTCGCCCGACTGCTCGCGCAGGTCGAGGCCTCGAAGGAAGCCAACACCCGCATGACTGTTGGCGTGCACCAACTCCTGGAGAACGTCCGGGAGGACCTGCGTGGCGTCAGCGAGCGCATGGCCACGTCCGAGCAGTTCCGCCGGCTGGAGGACCGCGTGATGGAGGTGGACCGGCGGCTGTCCGAGCACGCTCCCATCGTGGGCGTCGTGCCGGGATTGGCGGCGAAGGTGGACGCGCTGGAGAAGACGGCCGTCAGGACCGATGCCCAGGAGAAGCTGCTCGCCCGAGTCGACGCGCTGGAGAAGGCGTCCGCGACGCATGCCCTGTCGGTGGACGTCATCCCGCGGCTGGAACAGAGGCAGGACCAGCAGGAGCACAGGAACTCCCGGATGGGGGGCGCCCTCTGGGTGGTGGGCGCTGTCGTGGGCCTGCTCGGGCTCGCGGGCCTGCGCGAGTGCGGGCGCTGGTTCGTCCAGACACTGCCGCCCCCTTCCCAGTACGCGCCGCAGCTCCAGGCCGCGCCGCCCCCGGTCACCCACCGTCCGCAGTGAGTCCATCCGCGTTCCGGGCCGGGCCGGAACGCGGTGGCGCATCCCCTTTCACTCGCAGCACCCATGGAGAAGGCAGCACATGAGCAATCCCCTCGACATGAAGCGCAGCGGCTACCTCGGATTCGTCACCTACAACGCGGTGCCCGGCCCGCACGGCCCCTGGAAGACGTTCGACGGCAGGGACGTGCCCGGCTGGGATGCCGTGGGCCCGCTCACGCAGCAGCGCTGGGTGGCCGCCGGCAACGCGGAGCGCGACGAGGCCATCCTGCTCGCGAGCCGCGCGGCGGTGCAGGCCCTGGAGAAGGAGGGCATCACCGGGGACGAGGTCCTGAACCGGGTGCAGGCGGCCATCCTCCGCCACCAGTCCACCAGCGATGTGGCTCCGGACCCGCTGCCCTGAGTTGAGCGCCACTTCTCCCGGGGGCAACCCTTCGCCCTCGGGAGTCATCATGCCGGTCCCTCCTCGCATTGAACGCTGGCGCTCCGTAGTTGAGCCCCTCGCCTTGCTGTACCGCCTCGACCCGCTGCTTGTGTTCGCCCTGATGGACCGCGAGTCCCTGGGCGGCGACGCGCTCACCCCGAAGGGCCCCGCGGGCACGGGGGACCACGGGCACGGGCGAGGCTTGATGCAGATTGATGACCGCGCCCACAAGGGTTTCATCGGCGCCGTGGACGACCTGGGCCGCCCGCTGTGGCGGGACCCGGCGGTCAACGTGCACTACGGGTGCCGTCACCTGCGCCGCAACCTGGACTCCCTGGACGGGTACGTGGCCGGGGCACTCGCGGCCTACAACGCGGGCCTGGGCAAGGTGCGCTCCGTGCTGGCGCGCCTCCCCGCCGATGCCACGGATGCGCAGCGCCAGGCCGCCGTGGACAGCGTCACCACCGGGCGGGACTACGCTACCGACGTGCTGCGGCGGCACGCGGAGTTCGCGGCCTGAGCACCTCTTCTCCTGGGGGCTGTCCACCTCGCAGTCCCCAGGAGCACCCATGAAGCACCGCAAGACCCTCATCCTCTCCGCCGCCCTCGGCGTCCTCCTCACGTCCCCTGTAGCGCTGGCCCAGGCAACCGGGGCCGCGGCGAGCGGCATCCTCGACACCATCCTCGCGTCCGTGTTCACGCCCTCCGGCATCGCCACCGTGTTCGGCGTCGTCGGCACTGGCGTCGCCCTCTTCGCCGGCGGGAGCTGGCTCAACGAGCGGCGCAAGCGGCGCATCGCCCTGGCCGCCTTCCACGCCTTCAACATCGTGGAGGACATCGCTGCGGAGAACCCGGAGGACAACGGCTGGGACAAGGCCGCCCGCGGGCTCCAGGTGGCGGACGAGTGGTTCCGCGCCAACGGCTGGCGTCCGCTCAAGCCGCATGAGCAGACGGTGGTGCAGTTGAGCTTCAAGGCCCTCCATGGTGAGCAGAAGGCCGCGCAGAAGGCGACGCGGGCAACGGACGAGGCCGCCCTCGCCGCCGCGCATGCCGTCACCAGCGCTGGCCTGGCCCCGGTGCTGCCGCACCCTTAGACGCCCCGCGGGCGGAGGTGTCCGCGGGGCTCTCCCGTGTCCTCTCCGATGTGCCGGTGAGGAGCGGCTACCTGGAGGCCCAGGCCGGCGTGTCCTCGCTCTCCGGCGCCTACGCGCGCTTGGAGGCGGGGGCTCGGCTCCGGTCCAACCTTGGGCTATTCGCCTTCGGTGAGGCCAACGCACGAGAGCGGATGGCCGGCGTCGGAGCCCGGTTCACGTTCGGTTGGTGATGTGAGACGACCCGCTCTGGGAATCCCGGAGCGGGTTGTCTCATGACGCTATTGATTCGGTGTGTTGCAGTAGCCGTTGTAGCAAGTGCCCAAGTGCAGTGGGAACGGAGGCATTGCCATGTGGTGTTTGTGGCATGGCGACCCGTTGGCGAGGCGCGCGGTGCCCAGTTTCTGCCCGGAGCTGTTTCCCGATTTGCACGTGACGGTGCACACTTCTTGGTCCAGCGAGTTGGGGTCAACGAAGGGAGTGTCGCCTCTACAGGCTAGCTGCGCAGCAACGCGCCACTCCTTCCGGATGGGGGGGCCTTGTGCGGGGGCGGGCGAGGCGACGGCTAGGACAAGACTGGCGAAGATAAGTCGGCGCTTGAGCATGAGATTGAGACTATTCCTCGGGCTGGCCACCACATAGGACCCTCCGCGTCAGGTTGCTCACGCTGCGTTCCATCATGAGGACGCGGCACATGCCGGCACTGGCTGTGCAGAACAGAGGGCGCCGCGCCGGAAAGGACGTCTTGAAGCCCTACTACTCGACTCGCACCGTGACGCTGTACCACGCGGACTGCCGCGACCAGCTGGTGGACCTACCGTCCGCATCCGTGGACCTGCTCCTGACGGACCCACCCTATGGGATGGCCTATGAGGGGAAGGGGAAGACGTCCGCCGCCATCCGGGCCGACGGCTCGCGCCAGGGGATGAGGGTGCTGCGCCAGGCCCTGTCCGCGGCGAGCCATGCACTGGCGCCGGATGCGCACGCCTACGTGTTCTGCCACTGGGAGTCGTGGCCCGACTTCTACGACGCGACCTCGGCGCACATGCGGATCAAGGGCGCTCTCGTGTGGTGGAAGAACCGCGGAGGCATGGGGGACTGCGCGGCCTCCTACGCCCCGGACTACGAGGTGGTGCTGCACGCGGCCGGCCCGAAGCGTCGGCCGCTGGTGGGCAAGCGCATGGGGGCCGTCCTCGCGGGCCACGCGCCGGTGCCCCCACAGCAGCGGACGCACCCCACTGAGAAGCCGGTCTCCCTGCTGAGCCTGCTGATGGCGCGCTCGTGCCCGGAAGGCGGCCTGGTGCTGGACCCGTTCGCAGGGAGCGGCGCCACCCTCGTCGCCGCGCAGCAGCTCGGGCGCCGCGCGGTGGGCGTGGAGCTCGAGGAGCGCTATTGCGAGGCTGCGGCCCGCCGGCTGGAGCAGGCGCTGCGCGAGGGCCACGGCGAGGCTGCGTGACGCAACCGGCAGGGCGGCTACTTCCGGCCGCCCTGCCGTGACAGCGTGTCCATGAGGCGCCGGAGCAGGCGCCTCAACTCCTCGGCATCCATGGCCAGCAGGTCCAGCCGCTCCCACCAGGGGGAGTAGTCGCCGAACGCGTCCCAGGCCTCCATGTGGTGGTCCGGGCCGTCCTTGACGACGCGGTACTGCTCGGCCTCCCAGCGCACGTCCACGGGCGGGTCCTGCTGCGGGTCCTGTTGCGGGGGCTGCTCAGTGCTCATGGCGGCCTCGCGGCGGAGAAAGGCCCCCGGGCGGAATGCCCGAGGGTGTGGTGGTTGGGCAGGCGAGAAAGCCGCGCCGAAGGCCCGCCGCCACCACGACAGGTCAACGGTGGCGCGGGCGGAGCCCGCCTTCGTCTGGAGCGGAGAGAGGGCCGGCCCAGCCGCGGCGCACCTGGTGCTCGTGGTGCATGGCGAGAGTGGCCTGCTGCTTGGCGCGGGCGAAGTCGTCACGCACGCGCTTGGCGCGGAGCTGCTCGGCGGTCTGGGCTGGGGGGATGTCTCTGCGCACGTTGCCTCCGTGCGCAGAAGAAGGGGCGTCAGCTTGCGTGCGTCGACGGGGCAGGAGCCCTGGCTCGCGGCGGGCGCGGGCCTGGACGGCGCCGACTCACGTGTAGGGCCTGCACCGCGCACGCCTCTTCCGTCTGCAGCTCACGGAGCGACGCCACAGAGGCGCCCTTGCGCACGCAGCAAGTGCCGTAACCACTCGAATCCGCCGGGGGATTTTTCCGACCCAACAATGCACTATTTTCTTTCGCGTAAATGGTTGACATTTTCGGAAACCTATTTGCTGAGCCCCCGGAAAGGGGCTACAGGTTGCGACGTTCGGGGAGCCCGCGAGGGGCACCCTCTCCGAGCGTGGAGGAGCAGATGATTGCAGTTACGAAGCAGGCTCTCGCCGCTGTCGAAAGGCTCACCTTGCGGGACCTGCTCGCCTGCCATGCAATGGTGAGCGGCCGGTCCCCTGGAGCACGCAAAGTGTGAAGCCGCGCCGACGGCCTGCCACCACCGCGGCAGGTTGCCCGTGCGACGTAGCCAAGCTAGTTGCTGATTGGCTGGCCTCCGCCGCTCACTGTGAGTGCGTTGACTTGGAAATCTCGACGCACCCCTGCGGTGTGCCAATAGTCCGTGGTCAGGGGGCAGAAACGCAAAAGACGCCCACGGGCATGTGGGCGTCTTTTGCGCGCGGAAGTGCAGTAGCACCAACGCGACTCGCAAGACAGAAGCTACCTACATCTCGTTCGAACGCAACTCCACGACCGCTTGAACGCTGATGCCCATTCACGGCGCAGCTTGGATGTGGGTTTCTTGCGCACAGTGTGTGGGTTGATAGAACTGCCTGGGTCAACGAGGCAGGTAGAAAATCGCTGGAGAAGTGCAGTGGCGCCAACGCGACTCGCAATCCGTGTGCCGGTGCACCAGCTCCAGAGAAAGGGAAAGGTGACCGCCATTGGATAACAACACGTGGAAGGTCATCGTCCACTGGGGGCTTGGCGGCGCTGCCGCTCTTGTCCCGTTCGTGTGGGCGGTGTACCGGCTGTACGTGAGCAAGCCGTAGCAGCGTCGCGAGAGGCGCAAGGGCAAGAGCTGTGGGGCTACCCTTGCGCCTTGTCGCGCACAGTCCACGGAGCAGGTGGTGGGGCGTCAGCGGGCGTGTGCCGACGGGGCCCTGGCTCGCGCCGGGCGCGGTCCTGGGCGGCGCCGGCTCACGTGCAGCGCCTGCACCGCGCACGCTTCCGCCGCTTGGTGCTCGGCGAGCGCTCTCGCGTACCGCGTCCTCGCCGCTGGACTCTCGTCTAGCGCTGCAACCGCCGCCTGCAGCTCCCTCTCCGCCGCCCCAAGGCGCTGCGCGAGCGCCACCCTCTGCATTCTGGTCATGCCCGCCGTGCAGAGCAGGAGGCGTACCAGCGGGCGCGTCACACCAGCCCGTGGGTGGTGCCGGTCGGCGCGGCGGCATCGTCCGGTCCGCGCCAGTAGGGCTGAATCCACATCAGCTTGCGCTCGGCGCGCCCCTGGCCGTGCACCTGCCGCTTCCAATGCCCGGACACCCTCGTGCGCACCACCAGCGGCCGGCCCGTGGTGCCCGGCGGTGGAGTCTCCAGCGGGACAACGCCGGGCCCGAGGACGACGCGCCGCTGCACGTCCATGGCCTTGAGCTCCGCGCGGAGCTTGTCCCGCTTCGGCCCCTTGGGCAGCTTCATCATCCGGTCGCGGAGCTGGCGGGCCTCGCGGTTGCGCCACACCTCCTCGCGCACCCCTCCGCTGGTGGCGTAGAGGACGACGTTCATGGCCCAGGCCCAGATGGCGCGCCAGTGCTCGTTGGCGTGCTGAGCTTTGCTCTCGTGGGAGTCGAGTGCGGTGTCCAGGTCCTGCCCTGCCGGCAGTGACACGGAGATTAGATTGAGCGTGCGCTGCCCGTCGGGCCGCGAGGCCTCCACGCAGAGGCGCCAGCAACGGCCAGGCGCGGGCTCCTCTGCGAGGAGAAGCCCCGTCACCGGCAGGTCGGGCCCGGCCGTATCGGGCAGGGCGATGCCGGCCTCGATGGGGACCCTCAGCTGGATGCACGGGTGCGGCAGGTGCAGGTCATCGCACGACAGGCCGCGCAGCTCGGTGTGTCGCAGGCGCTGCGCCAGGCCGGGCGACACTTCGTAGTCGTGGCGCCCATGGGCCTCGTAGACGAGGCCGAACCAGCGCTCCATACAGAGGAGCTTGTAGGTCCCGTGGTGGTCGGGGCCCCCTGTGACGCGAGCCAGGGCCCGCTGGACTTGAGGGTCGGTGAGGGCGTCGTTCACGCGCGTGGGGCCGTGGCGCTTCACCGCGTCCTCAAGCGCGAGGAAGGGGAAGGCGCCGAACACCAGGTCCGCCAGGGACTTGGGGATGCGGCCGGCGGCCTCGTCCTCCTCAAGGGCAGCCAGCGCCGCGTCCACGCCGCCGCGCCGCCAGTAGCCGCGGGCGGCGTCGGGCGGGCCGGGCCAGTCGAGGGCCTGCATCAGGAGCCCTCCTCGGGAGGCTTCCAGCCGCGTGCCTTCGCCGCTTCCTGGAGCCCGAGCCTGGCGACCCCGCTCTTGTTGGCGGGGTACCCCTTCTCCGGGTGCGCCTTCAGGCGCTCAATGAGGAAGGCGAGGGCGCTGGCCGAGGCTTCATCGAGGCCTATCTCATGCGTCGCGAGCCGCGTGCCCTTCGCGGCACGCTGTGACTCGGGCGGTGTCTTGGCTGGGTCGTGTCGTGGCATGGGTGGGGCTCACAGATAAGGACGCCAAACGCGGTGCGGATCCATCGGGGCGTTCTACGGGGACTTCCAGCCCTCGATGTAGGCGTCGATCTCGGCGTCGGCGACTGGCGTCGTCGACGCCCTGTCCGAGAGGATGGCGCGCTCTGCATCGGACCGGGTGATGGTGGGGCCGTACATGCCAACCTCCTTCATGGCTTCGGCCTGGGCAGCGCCCAGCTCCCGCGCAGACGCCACGCGCACCGCGCGCACCTTGCGCTCAAATGCGAGGTCAACCGGGGCGTCCTCGTCCCACGTGTCGAGGACGGAGGTGGACGCCAGCACCTCGACAGGGACGTAAGTGTCTGTCGTGTCCCCGCGGCGCTGCACCCAGGTCGCCTCGTCCGGGGATTGCTGAAACGGCCGCGTGGTCGCCAGGGCCTCGTGGAAGGTGAGCACCTTCCGAGGCCCTGTTCCCCAGCGCAAGTCGCCGTCCGTCTCGTACTCGGCACCTGTCAGTACCTCCCGGACCCGCTTCATGGGCGGCCTCCCTGTTGGAGTTTGCTGACTCCCGCCCGGAGCGCAGGTTCGAGTTCGCTGAGCAGCGCCCGCGCGTCGCCGCGGTGGTCTGTCCACCAACTGGCGGCCGTCAGTCGCTGGGCGGCGTCCCGCACGCAGGTTAGTGCGAGCTCCTTCTCCGCCGGGTGCGCGGCGAGGTGCTTGAGTCCTGGGCGCGCGGCGAGGCGTTCGAGCACGCTCAGGATGAGTGCGCGGCGCTCGCGGACTGCCCACTCCACCTGCTTCGGCGAGCCAGTCAACTCGGGCAACTCCAGCTCCAGCGTCAGCGCACCGTCTGCGACCGATAGCGTGTCCACGGCAACCCCCGAACCCGACGCAGCCTGAGTGCCGCAGCCGGCGACATGTTCATAAGGCCGGCCCTATGGGCATGTCAATAGAGCCGGCTCTATTCTTGCGCGGGTGCGCTGGGTGGTGAGCGAAACTACAGGGCCGGGCCCCGTGAGAGGCCCGGCCCAGCGCCTTGCGGCATCACTGCAAAGGGAGGCGGCTACAACCTCGACCCCACCTGGGCTGACACCAAATGCTCAACGCCCGGGGGCGTCACGGCGAGTCCAGGGGCGCCCGTACTGGGCACGACACGAACGCTACCGGTGGAGCACGGGGGCGTCCAGCCCTCCCGGGAGGTATTGACGGCTGCCACACAACCGGGCCGGGCCGATTGTTACCGCCTCCGTGGCGAGTGGCGCATCATCAAGGGGCAGGCCCGGAGGCCTCGCGGGAGGGCACGTGACGCCACGCCAGCCGACGAAAGCAGCGCGCCACCGTCCTCGCCCGCGTTCCCTCATCCGCGGCGATGCTCCGTGCTGCACCAGCGCCGAGGCGGTGGCTTGCGACTGCGGCGCCGCGTGGGCGTGCGAGCGCCACGGCGAGACGCACCAGCGGAGGCAGTGCGGCACACTCTGAGCGCGGGCCTGCCGGCGGCTCGCGCCACCAGGTGGCCCGTGGCAGTCTGCGCCGCCGTGACACGTGAGCAGCTCAAGCAGCACCTGGAGGCGTTGGGCCGCGAGGCAGCAGCCCGCGGACCGGCGCTCAAGGGCGTCACCGACCTGTTTCGCCTGTACTGGCTGGCGCTCCAGCACAACCTAGTGGTGGAGGGCCCGGAGCACACGCTGGACCTCAAGGTCAACGCGGCATGGGTGGAGGAGTGGCTCAAGATGCTGCGCCTCCCGCCGCACGAGCACACCCTGCCGGTGCGCACCATGGCGGAGGGTTGTGGGACGTGCTCGCCCTACGAGGCGCGCATCACCACAGTGGTGGCCGTGCCAGGACTCACCAGGCGCGAGTGCATGAAGTGCCGCGGGGACTGGCTGGTGCTGGAGGGGTAGCGTCACCGGTTGCCTGGGGACGTGAGCCCCGGGAACAGCGGCCCCACGCCCACCTCGGGCGTGCGCTCCAGGCGCTCCAGCGCCAGCGTCAGCAGGCCCACCGTCTCCAGCCGCGTCAGCCCGCCGACGTCTTCCCATGCCTTGAGCCCGAGTCCTCCGGCGGAGCGCGGGCCCTCGCAGTGGGAGACGGCCTTGCGGGCCTCCACCCAGTTCACCAGCGCGCGGGTGGCCACCTGGCCCTCGCGCCCGGCGAAGGGGGACGCCAGCTGGTCTCGCTCCACCTCGAAGCGCGTGGCGTCGAGCAGCTTGTCCAACTCGACGCGGGCCCGGTCGCGCAGTCGCACGAAGCGCAGCGCGGCGGGGATACTGGGGGACCCAGCGGCCACCAGGCGGCGCAGGTCCTCGAGGGCATTTGTCAGGGTGTGGCGGAGCACGAGGCGTCCTCCGCGAGCGTGAACCACGCATAGCCGTCGCCCTTACAGGTGCCGGTGGTGCGCACCCTCCAGGGGAGTAGCGGGCCGTGCACGGCGAGCGCCTCCGTCACCCGATAGGCGAGGCTACCCCGTGCCGGGTCGAGGGTGGCCGCCGCCCACACCTCGCGCCATTCGTGCGGTTTCCCGTCCGCGAGCAGCGCCCGGACGCGCCGCGCGCCCTCCATCAGCACTGCCGGCGGTGTGCGGCAGGGCGGCTGCAACTGGTGCAGGGTGTCCAGCCCCTCCAGGTGGGTGGCTGACTCGGGCACGGCTTCCATCGGCGTGGGCGCCGCGACGAGCGGCGCGCTGGCGGTGTCCGCCGTGGGGCGGGGCGCCTCGCCGAAGAGGCCGAGCTGCTCGGGCTCGGCAAGCATGGGCGGTACCGGCCTGTCGTCGACGACGGCCCGCGGCGGCGGTGGGGGCGGCGGAGGAGCCGGTGCCGGCGCAGGTGTCTCCGCGCGCGCTGGCGGGGGGAACGGGAGGGAGGCCGGTACCGCGTACACCTCCGGACGCCACAGCTTGTCCCGAGCCAAGCGCATCCGCTCGCGCAGCTCCGGCACCAGTCCCGGGTCCACCGGCGCCAGGCGCTGCGCGTGCGCGGCCGGGAGCGGCTCCAGCGGCTGAATCTCCTCCAGCCACCAGGCAATGGTTCCGCGGCAGGAGGCGCCACGCGGTGCCCACCAGGGGTCGCGGCCGAAGGCTCGGCAGTCATTGCCCGCCGTGGACACTTCGGCCAGGCGAGCCACGGCCACGTAGGCCCCGTGGGGCAGCACGTCGCCGGCAGGAGCCTCCAAACCGTGCGCGGCGCGCAGCCAGCGGACGGCTTCGGCGTCGTAGTCCTTCGTCGCGTAGATGGCCAACCACTGGCCCATCAACTCCGGGGGCGGGTGGAGCGGATGCCGCCGGCCCGGACGTCCGTCCCGTGGCGGTTCTTGGTCCGTCACGAACACGGACCACATGCCGTGGTGGGTGAGCGCCCAGGTCCACGGCCTCGCGAGCGGGAAGTGGAACACCCCGCGCCCCTCTCGCCTGTAGCGGTACGGGCCTCCGAGGGGGGCGGTCACAGGGCACCTCCTGCCAGAGGCTGCGCGCGGAACTCGCCCCGCGCCACCCAGTCGTTGCGCTCCCAGGATTCGGGGCCGTAGATGGACGACCAGAGGCGGCGGAATGCGACGCGCGGGCTGACGTCCCAGTCCGTCCATGGCCAGCCGGTGTCATCGGTCCCGGGCCACCCATCGCGGTCAGGGATGCCGTACTTCCAGGTGCGGCCCCCATCCTTGGAGAGGCACGTCAGTCCCTCCGCCTTGGCGTCCTCATCGGTGATGTCGTGGAGGCGCTCGAAGCGCACGGACACCATCTCCAGCGTGAGCCGCGAGGCCCAGCGGGGCATGTGGATGGAGACGCGAGTCTTCCCGGCCTGGCCCCAGTCGGCCTCGTTCCAGTTCACCCTGGCGCCGTCAGCCTCGTACTGGAGCGGCGCCCAGGGGGACCGGTAGCCCAAATCAGTGCATGCCTTGGCGATGGCCGTCGGAGACTGCCCGTCGAGCTTGGCGGCGGTGCGCCACGTCTCCTTGCACCAGAGCCGGTCCCCGGGCTGGCCGAAGGGGCTGGGGATGACCCGTTGCGGGTCGTCATTGGCGAGCGTGTAGTAATCGCCGTACTCGTCCGCGTAGCCCCAGCAGGACGGGTCGTCCTCCTCGCCGCGGCCCCCGACGAAGCCGATGCCAGCCCGCTTGCCGCGCCAGCCCAGCGGCACCACCCGCCGCGTGACCGTCTTCCGCCCGGCCAGGATGGCGCTCACCATCGGCCCGGAGAACAGGATGGGCTTCTCAGCCACGGCGCACCGCCTTCCCGAGCAGGGGCAGGGCGCGGAGGTTGTCCGCGACGAAGCTGGGCGTCAGCGCTCCGAGGCACGGGACCCCGAGAATCCACTGCGCCGCCTGCTCACGCATCTCCTCGGCGGCCTTGCGGGCGAACTCCATCCGGTTGGCGCGCTCGCGGCGCAGGGCTGCCTGAAGGGAGCCAGCGCAGCCCCACGCCAGTGAAGCGTTGGCCCTGTCGGCCGGGTGCATGTCAGCAGTCGTCTTGAGGTCGCCTTCCGCTGCGGCCTTGAGCGTCTCCACCTCCCGCTTCGCCTCGGCCAGCGCGCGGGCGAGTTGGATTGCTACCTGCCCAATAGCTGGCTGGTCATCCGCCACCTCGCGGACCCAGCCTCCATCAACGCCGCCATGCAGCCACACCTTGCAGTACAGCCCTCCATCCGGAGATACCTTCCAGCCACCATTTCTCCCCCACTGCCACACCACGTCAGTTTGAGGGGAGCTTGAGGCGGGGGCCGAATCCGGCGCGGGGCTCAAACTCGGGGCGTCCGGCGCGGGCGGGATGGCCGAGTGCTTCCTCCACGCCGCGTCAATGAGCGCCGCATCGTCAGGGGACAGGGGCTCCCCATCATCGGGCGCCGGGGCGATGCGGGCGCGCCGACCGAACGGACACTCAGCGAAATGCCCTTCCGTCAAAGAGCACCCCACGCATCGCACCAACTCGGATTCAACCCCACCTCCCGGCCCGGTCGGGGGCGTGGCGAGGGCGGCGATGACTGGCGCCATCTCGGCGGCCGTGGCCGGAAACGCGAGCATGCCCCGCCCGTTGCGCTCGATGCATTCCCGCCAGAGAGGCACGAGCGGCGCTGCCGCTGCCACCGCCGCGCGGTACTTCGCGGCGTCCTCAGCGTCGGGGCTGGCCTCCAGCGTCGCACTCTTCGTCCGCTCGTCCTCGTAGGCAGCGCACATGGTGCAGCGCGTGTGCATCTCCGTGGCCGGGGCCATCTGCTTGCACCCCGGACAGAGCACCGTGTCCCCGCCCGTGGCGTCGTAGGCGGCGAGAGCAGCGTTGCGCGTGTCATCGAGACCACACGTGCAGGCACCGTCCGACGTTGAGCCAGCCGGGTTGCAGGTGGGCGCGTGTCGCGTGTAGTTCGCCAGCCTTCGCAAGAGGGATTTGTCCGGCCCCACCGCCTCGCGCAGCCCCGGGGGCGCGGTGGGGGAGGTCGTCCCGGTGCCCTTGCAGATAGAGCACTCGTTGTGAGTGCCCCACTGGACGCCGCGCCCCTTGCAGGGCTCGCACACCACCTGCGCCGGGGCGGGCGGGGGCTGGGCGGCGCGCCTGTGCTGGTCGTCGGCCGCAGCAAGTGCCTCGTCGGCATCCTCCAGCCGCGCCGACAACTTCGCCGCGTGCTCCTCAACGGCGCGCTTCTCGCGCTCAGTCGCCAGGACCTGAGCTTCCAACGCCTTCACGCGGGCCTCCAACTCAGCCACGCGTTCGCCAGCGGCGCCGCATACCGCTTCCCCGGAGCGGATGGTGTCCTCCAGCGTGGCCACGCGCTCGCGGAGGGCCGCCACTGTTGCGACGATGGTCGTCGTGGAGTCCAGCCCCAGGGCCTTGCGCACGGGTTCCACGATGTCGCGCACCCACGCGTCGCGCTCGTTGGCCGCGAGGCGCATTGCTCCGCGCGCTTCGTCACGCTCGGACACGACGGCGTTGAACATCTCCTCCTTCGTGGCGGACGTCTTGGCGAAGAGGTCTCTTTCCTCCTCCAGCCCCGGCACCCGAGCGGCCTGGGCGGCGAGGCGGGAGAGGGCGGCCTCGCCATCGTCGCGCTCCTGCCCGTGCCACGAGGTGAGCAGAGCCTTTACCTTGCGCTCGTCCCGCTCCACTTCCTCGGGCGTGGCCGTGGGCTGCTGGACAACGAGCGCGCGCAGCTTCCCGCGCTCCTCGTCGCTCAGCCCGGCCACCGCGCGGAGCAGGCGGTCGTTGTCCGTCTGGAGCGTGTAACGGATGTGCTGGCCCAGGTGGTAGGCCGCATTGCAGTTGGCGCAGTACTCCGACGTCAGGCTGTCGTGGCCACAGGGAAACTTCGTAGTCATGGACGGCACCTCGGACACAGCGAGAGGACAGCAGGGGCTGGGCGCGGCGAGGCACCCAGCCTTGGGGCGAGTCAGGGGAAGGACGGCGGGCCGGAGTCGTAGACGTCGAGTACCCGAGCGGTGAGGCTGGCGCCGCACAGGTGTCTGACTCGGTCCTGCATCTCCAGCGCCGCGTCCGGGTTGCGCGACTGCTCGCCCGCGCAGTCGGCCATCCACAAGTCCTGGAGGCACTGAGTCTCACTGGACGGCCAGGTCGACGCCTCCGCGTTCGCGGCCACCTTCTTCGCGGCAGCCGCGGAGCAACCCTTCGTCACCAGCAACACACGGTCGGAGTCGGGGGCCTGCTGCGAGCCCGCGCACCCGGCCATCACAACCAGCATCAACAGCATCCAGCGCATCAGCGTCACTCCAGGACTACGGGTTGGGGGAGACAGCGCGGGCGGCCTGGGCAGCACCGCCCGCGCTCACGTCACCTGCGAGGGGGAGGGCTCAGGGCGCGGACAGGTCCAGCACGTCCGTGTTCCACCGCACGGCGCCGTCAATCACCGTGAGAACCGAGCCGGTCTGCGGGAGCTTGTCCGGCGTCACGGTGAAGACGTCCTGGGAGAGGACCGCGAAGTTGGCTCGCTTCCCGGCAGCCAGCACGCCGACGTCCGCGCGGAGCCGCGCCTCCGCGGTGCCACGGGTGTATGCCCGCACCACCTGCTCCATCGTCAGGGCTTCGGCGGGGTTGAACGGCGCCGTCACCAGGAACATCGCGTCCAGCCACGGGGACGGTGCATGGGGTCCGAATGCGTCCGAGCCGAGAGCGAGTGTCAGTGGCTCCAGCACCGTCACCCCATCGTCGTCCAGCTCCGGCGTCAGTAGGGAGCGGAGCTTCAGCGCGTGCGTGTGCAGGTGGCCGGGGTGCTGCTCGTGCATCATGCTGGGGATGAGGAACTGGTGGGTGCCCATGCCGCTGATGGCCACCTTGAGCCGCTTCGCGCGCTTCACGTGGTTTTCACCCGTGACGTTGAAGTGCTCGATGCTGATGCGGCCCTTCCAGTTCACGCCTGGCCGCGCCTCCAGCCGCGAGAGGATGTGCTCGATGCCGGCATCGCCAATGGCGTGCACGGAGAGCATGCCGCCGCGCTGGAGGGTGTCGTCGATGGCCCAGTCCATCTGGGCGTCGGTCAGGTTCTTGATGCCGTAGCCTGCGTTCACATCGAAGCCGGTGGGGCACCACTCGGGGCGCAGGTAGGGCGCGGAGACGTAGGCGCTGCACGCCACCTGCGTCCCATCGGCGAACACCTTCCGCCTGATGATGCCGTCCGGCCCCGGGGCGCACTCCTTGCCCGAGCGCGTGATGATGCAGTGCGGGACGATGGCATCCGGCCGCGGGAGCTGCTGGATGACCGGCGCGAAGCGCTCGTCCTCGTCGACGAAGACGTAGTCGTGCGTCTCGCCCACGCCGACCGACTCCCCGCCAGCGACCCAGCCGCCATATTGCGAGACGTAGTGCGCATCCGGGACCATCCGGCTTAGGTACCGGACCAGCGGCAGAAGGGCGTACTCCTGGAGGACACCCGTCAACCGCCCGGTGTCATCGCGCCCGCTCCATCCGCCAAACGGGTCGGGCTGGTAGTCGCGGATGTCCGCGGCTTCGAGGGCTGCGGAGTTGGACGCGCTCGCATGGCCGCTCCACTCCAGCAGGACAACGGGGTGGCGCGTGGTGATGCCATCCAGGAGGTCGCGGGCCGTGACGCCCATGGCGTTCAGGTCCTCGTAGAGCTGGCGGCCGTAGTACCCGACGATGGGCGTTCCGTCAGGCACCTGTGCCGCGCGCTCGGAAATCCACGTCACCCACTGCTGGACCGTGGGGCCGCCGTCGGGCGCCCAGGTGGAGGGGTGCAGACCGACAATGAACCGCTCGTCCGTGAGCTGCGCCACGTGGGCGTGCGAGTCACTCAAGGTGGGGACGACCGTCATCCCCTTCAGGTCCACCCGGCGCGCGTGGGGGAACAGCAGTCTGAGGTCGCCCGTGCTGCCCGTGGCGGCGATGCGGCCGTTGCGGACGACAAACGCCTCAACGAAGGGCCGGTCGTCTCGGGCGGTGAAGACCTTGCCGCCCTCGTACAACGTGGACTGCTGGGCCAACGCGGGGGCGCTGACGAGGAGTGCTGCGACGACTGCAACGATTCGATGGAACATCGTGTGGGGTGCTCCTGGGGCTGCGAGGGGACTGCTGCGTCGGCGTGAGCCGAGTCCGCGGGCCGGAGGTGCGCCGGCAGGTCGAGGGGAGTGCGCTGCTGCTCCGCGGCGGGGCTGGGGGCGATGCGCTCCAGCGGGCTACTGGCGGAAGGCGGCGCTCCAGAGCGGCGAGCACCTGGCGTGCAGTCGCTCGTAGGTGTCGTTCAACCGCTGCGCGAGACGGCCAGCGTCAACGCACACGTTGAGCTTCTTCTCTCGGGCGTCGTCGTAGAACGCTCGCGTGTCCCAGCCTCGCCCCCAGCGCCTCGCGACCTCCGGCGACATCTCCGCGGCGCCGTTGGCCTGCCCACCGCACGCGGTGAGCAGGTTCCAGCGCAAGCACTCGTAGTCGTCATCAGCGAGCCACTGCGTGTCCTCTTCCTCGCGGATGCACTGCTGGGCGTCCTTCCAGCACTCCTTCCATGCGGCGTCGGGGATGCCGTCGGGTGTCCTCGTCACAGCCCGCGTGGCTCGGCCAGGCGTCACCTGCACTTTCGCGCGCCGGGCCGGGTCGCCGTCCGATGCCCAGATGCCGGGCCGGGCGGACGGCGGCAGGACGCGCCGATTGCGCCCACGTGGCACGTTCGGGTGGTACACGTCTGCCGGCTGGCCCAACTCGGGCGCACCAACGCCGGGCCTCGCGGCCGGAGGCGGAGGGCGCGTGAGGACACCTCGCTCGTATTCCGTGCTGGCGGCGCACGCGCACACGAGTAGCGACAGCGCCAGGGCTGGCATCAAAGACAAACGCATTTCGACTCCTGATGGGGACGACGTGGGGGACTACGGGAGAAGGTGCGGGCCCAGCCGGGTAGGGGGGAAACCCCAGCCGGGTAGGGGGGAAACCCCAGCCGGGCCCGCGTGGCGTCTACGTCACGCCGTGATGACTGCACCGCCGCGCCCTATGCGCGGCGGGTGTGGTGGAGGGAGGGGTACCCGTCACCACGAGAAGACTCCGCTCGTGCCGACACGGAGCGCCGCCTGATGGGAGGCGGCTGCGCGGGGTGGCACAGGGGCCGCGGTGCCGTCGCGCATTCAGCTATCCGTCATGCAAGCCCAGGCCGCAGATGCGCCGGTTGCCCACGTCCAACCATTTACTGCCGCAGTGGCAGCGCTCCTCCGGGGGAATGACCTGCGGTGGAGTCGGCTCCGGCGCCGTGCCCTGGAGCTCGGCCAGCTCCCGGAGGAACTCCGCGCGCACGGCGCGGTGGCGCTCCAGCTCGGGCGTCACCTTGGGCGTGCGCTTGATGCCTCGCGTCGCGTAGCTCATTCGTCCCACCATTCCCCGGCGGCCTGCTCAGCCCGCCGCAACAGTTCTCTCAGCTCTGCTTCGGCTTCCTGCTCAGCAGAAGGGGCGTCGTCCCATTCAAAGTCGCGCCACCTGTGCAGCCCTGCGTGGCCGTCCTCGCGCTCGCAGAGGACGAAGCTGCGGTCTGGGTGCTCGGCATATCCGTGACAGAGGTACTGGTAGCCAGTTGGCAACGATTGGCCCTCCAAGGTGGAATGCCTTTCGCTGTACCTCTGATGTCTGACTTTACTTCGGACGCTCCCGCTGGTTCGCGGACGCGACGCCCAGCTCCCAGTGGCGTATCCGCGCGTGCCACAGCTCCACGCTGAGCAGCAGCCACAGCGAGCGCTCTTCGGCGGCCAGCTTCGCCAGCACCACCCCGCAGCGCACCGTCTCGCCGAACGCTTCGCGCCACTGCGCATGGTTGCTGGGCGTGGCGTCCGGGGTGACACGCGCCAACTCGGCCTCTGCCGTCCGCAATGCCTCTTGGGCCGCCTGCTGACGCTCAGGCAGCGAGGCAGCCTCCTCCAGGCACTTGCGGATGTTGGCGCTCTGCCCTTCGCGCCACACCTCCTCAAGGCCCTTGATGCGCCGGCACACGTCGTCCAGGGTGCTCATCGCGAACCTACCTGCATGCGGTACAGCTCGCCCACGTAGCCCGGCAGCGGATGCGCCACCTTCGGCAGCACCTGGTGGTGGCCCGCCACCTGCCAGAAGTGCCGCCACCAGTGCTCGTCGGCGTGCCGCGGCGACATCGGGCCCTCAGCCGGACACACCACGTGGCCCCGGTCCCACACCACCCAGTGCCCGGCGCCCGTCAGCTCGTGCCGCAGCAGCACGAGGGCGCGAACCGTGGGCGCGGGAAGCCCGGGGTGCAGGTCCTGCTCCAGGTCCAGCCCGGCCGACTGGAGCGCGATGGCCATGCCCAACTCGCCGCACTCCGCGTTGCGCCCCATCACCTCGCACACCTCGGCCACCTGCTGCCCTGTCAGCATCGCTACGCACGTCTGGCCGCACTGCCGAGGCAACTGGGGCACCCACCGCACACGGCCGAGGGGGCGGCGCGCCCGGTACCAACGTCGCCAGTGCGGGTACACCTGGCGCCAGGCGAAGCCCACCGCGGCCACCCAGCCGAAGGTGAACGCGAGGAGCACCAGCGCCATCCATGGGCCACGCCCCCGGAGCTGCGCGGCGCGCGGCGAGCACTCCACCGTCACGGGCTGCCGGCCCTCGGCCTCCGCCTTCTCGCGCTCGCGGGTGGCAATGGAGTCCAGCTCGGCGCCGTCCACCAGGGACAGCAGCGAGACGGCGAGCACCACCACGGAGACGATGGCGGCGACCTCCTCGGAGACGCCCAGGGCCGCCAGCAGGCCACTGGCGGGCACCGACGGCGTGCCCAGGGTGTCGTGGTGCTGCGCCCAGACGGCGCCCAGCAGCGCGGCCACGAACACGGTCCGCTCGAGCGTCCAGGTCTGGATGCCGGCGCGCTCCATCCGCGCCTCGGCGGCGAGCAGCGAGCGCCGCAGTGTGGACCGCACCTCGTACATCGCCCGGTCCGCCCAGTCAGAGGGGTCGGCCCGGTTCTCGACAACTTGCCAAAGCTCCGCCAGCAACGTCGCCATGACGCCTCCTGCAAACCGAAAAGGGTGGGGCCGGATGCGCTCCGGCGGGCGGGGGCTACGG